ATGTTTTTCTCCCCAGAATGTCTTAAAAGTCCGTTTGAAAAGCCAAAGGTAAATTAAATGGGCTTAAGAGAAGAAAAACAGCGCATATTGCCAGCACTTGATAAGGCAACTGAAGAAGCACAACGTCAGGGCTTTATTACAGAGCTTGACCTTGCTGGTATTGCAGCTTTGTTTACTATTGCTGGTGTTCTGGACTCTGGAATGTTAAAACCTATGGAAGAAATCAAATACTTATCACAGTTACAGTCAGGGTTAGACAAGTATGGTCTCAGCTTGTTTGGTCGCAAAGAAAAACCAGAACTAGAAGTTGGTGATGATCCACTTTATGCACTCAGAGAACTCAACGTTAAAGCCCTCGACATTGATCTTGGGAAACTCGACCCCTCGACTTCAAACCACACAACTACAACTCCCAACTAGAGGTCACGAAGTAGCGGAGTTCGCTAAACAAATTGATATGCCTTTGCTGGAATGGCAAGAGTATTTAATTAACGAGGCTTCAAAGATTAAACCTGATGGCAGTTGGGCTTACAAAAATGTGCTAGCAATCGCAGCGAGACAAAATGGTAAAACACATCTTCTTAGAATGAGAATCTTGGCAGGGCTTTACCTTTGGGACGAAGAATTACAAATTGCAAGTGCTCAAACCAGAGACTTATCGTTAGAGACTTTTAAGAAAGTTGTTGAAGTCATTGACAACTATGACTGGCTACGCAAAAAAGTCAAACACGTAACAAGAGCAAATGGTCGAGAAGAAGTAATGCTGAAAAATGGTATGCGTTACAAAATTGTAGCAAGTAACTCAGGAGGGGCAAGAGGTCTTTCATCTGATCTAGTGATACTTGATGAGCTTAGACAACAAAAAACCTATGATGCCTACTCAGCTCTTGTGTTCACTATGAACGCCAGACCTAATTCACAATTTTGGGGCATCAGTAACGCAGGAGACCATTACTCAATAGTGCTTAACGCTATGAGACAACGAGCTCTTGACAAAATAGAAAAAGGATTAGATGACCCATTGTGTTTTATGGAATGGTCAGCATCACCACACAGAAAACTAAACGACGTTGAAGGTTGGAAAGAAGCAAACCCAGCATTAGGTAGAACAATTTCAGTAGACGCAATCAAAGCCAGACTTAGTGACCCACCAGAAATCTTTCAAACAGAAGTGTTATGTCAATGGGTAGAAACAATGAACTCAGCTTGGGAACAAGGTGCTTGGAATTCTTGTATGCAACCAAATCTATCACTCAAGCCCGACAGACCAACTTGGCTTGGTGTTGAAATCAGTCCAGAACGAAACTCTTGGGCTTTAACAGGTTCACAAATCTTAGAAGACAAATCAATAGCAGTAGGACTAATGGAATACCAAGACCAAGACTCACCAATAGACGATCTGTTTATTGCGGGACGTATCGCAGAATGGGCAAAGCATTACAACGCAGAAGAAGTCATAGCAAACAGGTTTACAGGTGATTCGGTAGTAGCCAAACTTAAACAAGCTGGCATAAACGCTAACGTAATCAAAGGCTCAGATTATTACACCAACTGCGACCAAGTACTTAGTGCTATGTCAGGTGGTCGACTAGCTCATTCCAATCAACCAGAACTCTCAGCAAGTGTTAACAGTTGCATAAAGAAATCAAATGACACAGGTGCTTGGTATGTAATGAGACGCAAACCATCAACAGCTGCAATAAGTATGATTCTTGCAGTCGGTAAAGCAGAACAATATGGCTCAAGGGCGCAAAACCAAGACATTGTAGTTGCTTAGATGCTTGACTTACATAACGATTTAGTAAAGAATTAGAAGTTATGGGCTTCTTCCAAAATCTACTTGGTATCACACCACAAGACGACGTCAACAAAATGGACGCAGCAGTTGCGCCATATAATTATCAAGATTACTCACAACCATTTGGTGTTTATGGTGTCACAAGTGTTTTACGTTCTCAGGCTATGCAGGTACCAAGCGTAGCTAGGGCTAGGGGAATTATTTGTAATACAATTGGATCATTACCATTAGAAGTAAGACGCGAATCAAACAACTCAAAAGTTCCAACGCCACCATTTATCAGACAACCAGACCCAAGAATGACTGGACAATCTGTATACACATTTTTAGCAGAAGATTTATTATTTACAGGCAACGGATATTTACAAATACTTGAACTTGGCACAGATGGACGACCATTAAGTGCTCAATGGGTGTCAGCAAGCCGAATTGGTAAAATTTTAGACAAATCAAGTACAAACGTAACAGGTTATACACTTGATAATGCACAATTACCTAATTCAGGACTTGGTTCTTTAATTCCATTTACAGGATTTGACGAAGGATTATTAAACAGAGCAGGAACAACCATTCTTACTGCTTTGGCATTAGAAAAAGCAGTTAAAAGATTTGCAGATGAACCAACACCTAATGTTGTGTTGAAATCAAACTTGCCTATGTCAGCAGAAAGAGTTACAGCCCTATTAGATTCTTGGAAACAAGCTCGTAATACACGTGGCACAGCATTTGTTAACGACACAATCGATTTTCAAAGCATTGGATTCAGCCCAGAACAATTAACGCTGAACTCTGCACGTCAATATATGGCTTCCGAAATTGCTAGGGCTTGTAATTTACCTGAATATTACGTCGGTGGTAACGCTGCTGGTTCAATGACTTATTCAAACGTGACAGCAGAACGTAGAAGTTTAATTGATTTTTCTTTAAGACCTTTAATGACTTGTATTACACAAAGACTTTCAGATAATGACATCACACCAAGAGGCTCAATCGTAAAATTTGACTTAGAAGAATTCTACAGCCCAAGTGCAAGCGAAAGAGCCGACATTTACCAAAAGTTAATCCCACTAGGTGTAATGACAATAGATGAAGCAAGAGAAAGAGAGGATTTGATAAATGACACTAATTAAATTTAGTACAGACATCATTTCAGCAAGCACAAGCAAAAGAGAATTGACTGGTGTCATAGTACCTTTTGGCAAAGTTGGTCATACCAATATGGGTGACGTGGTATTTAATGCTGGATCATTAAAAATTGGTGAAGGCATCAAACTATTTACTGAACACGATATGGGCAAACCAATCGGCAAATTAAAATCTTTTGAAGAAACCAGCACAGGAATTGTTGGAACATTCAAAATTGCAAGAACCAACGCAGGTGACGACGCTTTGATTGAAGCACAAGACGGATTACGTACTGGCTTTTCAATCGGGGCAACGATAGATGATTTTGTGACCAACGATCAGAATGTAATTGTTAACGCAGCTACATTAAAAGAAGTTTCACACGTCACATTTCCTGCATTTGGCGAAAATGCACAAATAACTGAAGTAGCTGCAAAAGCAGATATTTCACAACCAACAGAAAGCGAGGATACTATCGTGTCAAACGAAGTAACCCCAGAAGTTAAGGAAGACGAAGCTGTAGAAGCTGTTGTCGTTCCTGCTGTTGAAGCAAAAGAACGCAACGTGCGTCCTAACATCTTCACAGCACCAAGAAGCCCAATCAACTCCAAGGCTTCATTCTTAGAACACTCAATCAAGGCAAAACTTGGTAACCAAGAATCAGCAACATTCGTAGCACACGCAGAAGCACAAGCTGCTAACTTAATGACTGCTGCAGATGATTCATTCACAACCAACCCTGCTTTCAAACCAGTACAATACGTTTCAACAGTTGTTGACACTTTGATTGGTTCACGCCCAGCAATTGATGCAATCGGATCACGTGCGCTTCCAGCTGCAGGTATGACAATCTCTGTACCAAAAATCACAACTAATGGAACAGTTGCAGAAACTGCTGAAGGTGGAGCACCTGACGAAACAGGAATTGTTTCCTCATACGTAAACTTAACTGTTAAAAAATACGCAGGTTTACAACGCTACTCAGTTGAATTGTTAGAAAGAAGCGACCCTTCATTCTTCCAAGCAATGCTTGACAATATGCAAAAGGCATACAACAAAGCAACAGACGCAGCCGTAATCGCTGCTCTAACTGCAGGCGGAACTCAAGCGACAGCAGTTGCAGCATCTTCCGACGGAATCATTTCCTATGTATCCACAGAAGCACCAGCAGCTTATTTAGCAACTGGCGAACTAGCTTCTGCATACATTGCAGGAACTTCACAATGGTCATTGTTACTTGGTGCAAAAGACTCAGGTGGTCGCCCAATTTACAATGCATACAATCCACAAAATAATGCTGGTGTTTCAACACCAACTTCACTTCGTGGAAACGTATTAGGTCTTGACCTATACGTAGACGCTAACGCAGTTTCAACAACAATTGACGAATCAGCATTTATCGTGGTTCCATCATCTGTTGCAATCTACGAAAGCCCAGTACTACGTCTATCAACCAACACACCAACAACTGGTGAAATCGAAACAGCACTTTATGGCTATATGGCCACAGGCGTTTTGGTTGCCGGTGGAGTTAGACGCTTCAACCTAACCTAATCCCTAGGTTAAAATCGTGAGGGTGGTTCGCCCCTGTGCCACCCTCACCCCTAAGAAAGGAAAGAAATGCCAGTATTAGTATCAGCAGCCGAATTAAGAGCTGTACTTGGTGTTTCTTCATCTCTATATAACGACGCTGCACTTGAAGCAATCATTGATACTGCAGAAGATGCCATTGGTGATTTTTTAACCCAATGGAAAGTTGGTATTGATTACCATAGAAACGAAACTGCAACAAAAGGAATTATTCACACAACAAGACCACATAAATTTTATGTAGGACAATCAGTAGTTCATACTGGCGTTGAATCTCACATTAATGGATCAAAAACTGTTACAGAAATTGTTGACTCATACACTTACAAAATAACTACGACTAGTGCAACACCACATACAGAATTTTATGCAGTAATACCAAACGGAGTTGCTGCAGTAAACGATTTAAGCCAATACAATAACGTCAGAGCAGTAGAAGAAGCCGTATTACAAATTGCTATTGACGTATTCCAATCCAGATTAGCTGCAGGTGGCACACAACAAGCCCTTGATTACACACCAGCACCATACAGAATGGGCAGGACACTTCTTTACAAAATCACAGGTCTAATTTCAAAATACATAGACTCCAATAGTCAAGTAGGTTAATCTATGGCCTTATCAGACCTTAGAAATACCTTAAAAACAGCCTTAACATCAAACACAAACTATTCTTGCTATGACCACGTTCCAGAAATCATAATCCCACCAGCTTGTCTAATTTTGGCTAGTGACCCATACCTTGAACCAATGGTTATAGGAAACGGCAAAAACTATTACGTAAGACTAACCCTAGAAGTTGTTAGTACCACGTATTCTAACCCAAGCGCATTAAAAAACTTGGAAGACGATATAGAAACCATTCTGGGACTGATACCATTAAATTACATAATTTTATCGGTAAGTAGCCCTAGAATTAGGCAGACCAACAGTACTGATCTGTTAACTGCTGAAATACAACTACAAACAGCCTATACAGGCTAAGGAAGGCAACAATGGCAACAACTATTTTAAGTGGTCGTCAAGTCAAAGTGACTATTGGCGCAGTTGAATACTCTGAACAAATTTTAAGCTCTGCTTTGAACTTTGCAACAGAACGTTTAACTTTTGACACCCTTGCTGGTAAAGCATTTAAGTATATTGATTCAAACGTAACTTTGGATTTGACATTCTTAAACGATTCTGGCGAAACAGTAAGTCTTTACAAAGCTCTTTGGAACGCAACAGAATCCGCACCAGATACAGCTTTGACGTTTATCTTCTTGACCCAAACAGGTGTTTCATTTACTGGAACAGTATTACCTGTTTATCCCGGAATCTCTGCAAGTGGTGCTGATGCTCAACAATGTTCAGTATCATTACAAGTAGTAGGAATTCCAACAGAAGACCTAACCAAATAACCTAAGAACAGGGGCACACAAATGCTTAAATTAAAATTACGTTGGGAACTAGAGACAGGTGAAGTTTATGAAGAATGGACTAGACCTAATGAACTTGCCCAAGCAGAAAAAGAACTTTACAACAATCGTTCTATTATTAAAATTCTTACTGAGGAAAGCAGTCCAAGTAACCAATTGCTTTTATTCTTGGGACACAAGATTCAACAGCGTGTTACAAAAAAAATGGAAAACATTGACACTTGGAAATCAAAAGTTGTTGATATTGCAGCTGTTGATTTTGAGACAGCAAATTTTACGAAGCCCGCTCAGTCGGGCGAATAGCAGTCGAGTTAGCAATAGCGACTGGGATACCACCAGATTATTGGCTGAATGCAGAACCCGATTTATGGGCAACAGCTATAGAAGTATTGAACGAGCGCAATAATGGCTAAAGCAATAAGTCTTATTCCAGTTGATAAAGATTATAAAAGTTTACTTCGTGCTTTTGGCAAAATGGACGATATTGCTAAGAATGATATGAAAAAGATTGCACAAGATTTAGCAGAACGTGGCGCAGCTTATGCTCAAGGTTCAGCATCACGCGCACCATATAATCCTAAACAAGCTGTTGCAGTTGCAGGATCGATTAAAGTTTCTAAATCAGATAAAGCACCATCATTTAGTATTGGTGGTCGCAATAAAGTTGGTGCTAGTGCTTTTAGTGCTGGTTATGTCATAATGGGTTCAGAGTTTGGATCAAAACAGTACAAGCAGTTTCCTAAGCGTTCCCCATCTCAAGGTCGGGGTAATCGTGGTTGGTGGTTGTATCCTGCAATGTCCAGATTTCAACCTACAATTGCAAGAGAATGGTTAGCAGGATATGAAAAGGTTAGAGATGCTTGGGCAGGTAGAATTTAATGGCTGACATTAGAACTTTGAAACTGGCGTTACTTGCTGACACCAAAAACTTTATTGATGGGCTTGATAAAGCCGATAAAGAAACAAAGACTTTTACAAATAAACTTGATGATGCCTTAAAAGTTGGTGCTGCCGCATTTCTTGCTGTTGGTGCCGCTGCCGCAACTATGGCAATCAAAATAGGCACAGATGCAGTTAAAGCAGCAATAGAAGATGAAAAAGCCCAACTTAGTTTGGCACAAACTTTACGCAACACAGTTAAAGCAACAGACGCACAAATCAAAGCCACAGAAAACTACATAGATGCAACAGCTAGAGCAACAGGCGTAGCAGACGACCAATTACGTCCAAGCCTTGACAGACTTGTTAGATCAACTGGTGATTTAACCAAAGCACAAAAACTTCAACAACTAGCTCTTGATATATCTGCAGGAACAGGTAAAGACCTTGCCACAATCACAGAGGGCTTAGGTAAAGCCTACGACGGCAATCTTGGCGCACTTAAACGTTTAGGTGTTTCTTTAGATGACTCAATAATTAAATCAAAAGACTTTGATGCTGCAGTAAAAGTGTTAAGTGAAACATTTGCAGGTCAAGCAGACATAGCAGCCAATTCTTTTGCTGGCAGAATGTCAAGAATTAAAATATCAATAGACGAAGCCAAAGAAACGCTAGGATTTGCTTTACTTCCAGTATTAGAAAAATTTGCTAAATTTGCCACAGATACCCTTGTTCCTGCTCTTGATGATTTTGTTGCAGGTTTAACAGGTGGACAACCAAACTCAGTAAAGAACGCTCTACGTGATGCAAAAGGCAGAGTTTTAGAATTTAATGATGGTTTAGATGTCACAGCCAACACGGGTGCTTATGGTTTAGGTGTTGCATTAACTGAACTTGGCAAAACATTCAAAAACTTTAGTGATGCTTTACTTGGCGCATCAGGTAAAGATTCAGGTCTGAAACAGTTCCTTGATTTATTAACTTCAATAACAAACGGCATAGATAACGTAATTAGTGCTTATAATCGTTTACCTGACATTGGCAAATTCTTAATTAATCCATTACCGGATTTGGCTTCACTTGTTGGACCAACAACCTCAGCTGTAGGTTCTGTTAAAAGTGCTGTAAGCAACGTTAATATCAATGTATCTGGTGCTATTGATCCACAAGGTGTTGCAAGGACTGTAACTAAGGTTCTTGGTACTGCTTCTAAGACTTCTGGTATTAAAGTTCCTGCCTCAGCTGTCAGAGTTGGAACTCGTTAATTGTGCCAGTATTCACTCCGACTCATAGGGTAACTATTGCTGGTGTTGAACAAACCAGCGACATTCTTAACGGTGGAACGATTAACTATGGTCGTGTTGACATATTTGACTCAACGCAACCAAGTTATTGCAACATTGAATTAGTTAACCTTTCAGGTACAAGCCCAACAGTTAACCTGCTTGATTCAATTGTTATTGAAACCAAGAACACGTCAGGGGCTTGGATTAAACTATTCACAGGTGAAGTTTCATCTGTTTCTAATACTTTATCTGGTGCTGGTACTGGTGGCACTTTTGCAAATGTGCTACAAATTCAGGCACAAGGTGCTTTATCAAGACTTGTTAAAAGATTTGCTGGTCAAGTTGCTTACCCATCAGAACTTGATGGTGCAAGAATAACCAGAATACTTCAAGAAACACTTTACACAGCTTGGGAAGATTTAAGCACAACGTTAACTTGGACTGCTTTACCATCAACAACAACTTGGGCTAATTATGGTGTTCAAGGCATTGACACAATTGACGCGGGTCGTTACACACTTCTTTCAAGAGCTGCAAGTTCCGATAATGCTTACGATATGGTTAACAACACCTCATTTTCAGGTCTTGGTTATATGTATGAAACCACAGGAGGAAACATTGGTTACGCTGACGCTGAAAGACGCACAAACAACTATGGAACAAACCTCATACCATTAACAGCATCTACTGTTGCATCAGAAGGCATACAAACCCGACTACAACTAGCAGATATTGTTAACAGCGTTGTCGTTCAATATGGTGATCCAGTAGCAGAAGTAGAAGCTATAGATGACGTTTCAGTTAATCTTTATGGTGTTGTACAACAAGTCAATAGCACCCTTTTGGCTAACTCAACAGAAGCCACAGCACAAGCTACAAGATTCGTTGCTTTAAGAAGTATCCCAAACACGGGCTTTGATTCACTCAGTTTAGATATTGCCAACCCTAATTTGGACGACACAACCAGAAATTCATTACTTGGTGTAACTATGGACAAAGCCCTCTTTGTTTCTAGCTTGCCAGTTGGCTTATTTCCAACAGGCGAATTTGAGGGCTTTGTTGAAGGTTGGACTTGGACACTTGGTAAAAACACACTTGATCTTCAAATGCTTGTAAGTAACAAAATTTACTCAACAGTTGATGTACAATGGGAAGATTACAACCCAACAACCCAATGGCAAAATCTTGATAGTGTCTTGACTTGGCTTGACTTAGCGATAGGATAAGGAACTATGGCAACAACTACAAACTATGGGTGGACTACCCCAGATGATACCTCGCTTGTTAAAGATGGCGCTTCTGCTATTCGCACTCTTGGGTCTGCTATTGACACCTCTCTTAATACTGCTTTGGGAACTAAAAAAGCAGGACTCGTATTATTAAACACAACTAGTTTTAGTGCAGTAGCAAGTCAATCTATAAATGATGTTTTTAGTGCAACATACACAAATTACAGAATTGTTGCCAATTACACAAATTCAACTGCTTCTCTATCTAATATGCGTTTAAGAGTTTCTGCTGCTGATAATTCGACAAGTAATTATTCTAATGCTTATTATTATTTAAGAACAAATCAATCAGTAGCAGCAACAGGAAATGGTTTTCAAGCACCAACAACTTCTTGGGGTTTAACATTAGATGCAAATGCAACAGCACTTATTGCAAATATGGACTTGTATCAACCTTTTGCGACTGCAATAACCAGATATAATATGACAGGTTATTATGCAGGTTATTCACCAAGACAAGATTACGCAATGTTTGCCGGTGGAACTTTTGACCCTACAACTTCTTTTACAGGTTTTACCATAATTGCTAATACTGGCACAATAACTGGAAAGGTGTCTGTTTATGGCTACAATGAATAAAATTATGGTCGGCATTGATAACGAAGTAATTGAATTAACTGGTGCAGATAAAGAAGCCTTTTTGGCTGATAGAAAAGCCACAGCAGATGCACAAGCACTACTTGAAGCCGAATATAAAGCCAAACAAGAAGCTCGTGAAAACGCTATCAAAAAATTAGCAGAAGTTGCTGGCTTAACCAAAGAAGAATTAGCAAGTATCCTATGAACAACTTCAAAGCAATAGCATCATCTTATGGCAGAGCATTTCTTGCATCAGTCATAGCTTGTTACCTTGCTGGTGTTACTGATCCAAAAGCATTACTAGCATCAGGTTTAGCAGCAGTACTTCCACCATTACTTCGTTGGTTAAATCCACAAGACGGCACTTTTGGCTATGTTAAGGTCAAAGACAACAACGAGCACTAATGATAGGTCGTCAAGCTGCTGAAAAGATGCAGCAATGGCATATTGAACGTAAAACAGGCGTTAAAGGAATGTGCCTTAAAACTTGTCGTCTAGCTTGGAATATTCCCGCTAAGTTTCCTTCCGCAATATCTGCTTGGGACAATACGCCCACAAAAAATAAATTTACTGATCCAATGAAAGCGCCTATTGGTGCGACACACTTTTGGAAAGGCGGACGATTCGGACACGTTGCCATTCAAAGCCATAAGCCAGGTTATATTTGGTCAACCGATATTCCAGACAAGGATTTAATAGGTCTTACTTATTACACAAGTGTGAAAGATAAGTGGGGCTACAAATACCTTGGTTGGACTAATAAACTGAATGGGGTTGATTTGAATGTCTAAACCAAAAGCAAAAAAACAAACTATTGAACTTCCTGATGTTATGGCATCAGAGCTTGTAAGAGTCATTAACACAGCTCACGAAGACGGCAAACTTATTACAGGATTTGTTGCAATCCTTGAAGTGTTTGATGGTAAGAAGAAAACAATCAAAATACAGGCTAATGCTGATATGCCACAACACAGCATATTTGGAATTATTAACTTTGCTGCAGAAAAATACCAGTTCACTATTTCACCAGACGAAGATGATGATGATGATTTCTATGATCCGAATTGGTATGACGGGCAATGATAAATGAACTTGTTGGCATCATTGGGTTGCTTGTTACTATTCTTGTTTTGGTTATTAAAGCAACTGCGGAAATTATTAAAATGAAATCACAACTGTTTCCTAATGGTGGAAGTTCTTTATCAGATAAAGTGACACGCCTACAATTAGATGTTGTTAAAATTCGTAGTACTATAGATAGTATTAGTGCAGAGTTAGGTAAGCCTAAACGAAAGAGGTAACGTATTAAGCGTTACGTAGTTATATCAGATTTGCAATACCCATTTATTAAAAAACAATATGTTGATTCTTTACTTGATTACATTGATTATGTTAAACCAGATAAATTACTTTGTGTTGGTGATGAGCTTGATTGTCAAACCATTTCAACTTATGCACGTGGAACAGCCCTGGAATTTGAAGGGTCTTTACAGAAGAATATAATTGGGTTGAAGGGCTTACTCAAAGAATTCCGCTCGGCTATTGGACGCAGTAAGCCTTTCCTAATTCAACGCAGTAATCACACCATACGAATTGAAAAATATATAAGCCGTCACGCGCCAGCATTTGCAGTCATTGACGCAATCAAAATAGAAAACCTTTTAGGTTACAACGACAAAGACATAAATGTTACATACAACAGATCATTAACAGAAGTTGCCAAGGGTGTCATTATGGGACACGGAGACGAAGGCAGACTTTACAATCACGCAGGACAAACAGCTCTTGGACTCGCAACCAGAACAGGTCGTAACGTTGTTTGTGGTCATACTCATAGACAAGGAATTGCTTCAGCTAGTCACGGCTTTGGTGGCAAACTTGAAACCCTTTGGGGAATGGAAGTTGGGCATCTTTGCGATCTGAATTCTGCTGGAATGCGTTATATGAAAGAAGGACACGCTAACTGGCAATCAGGCTTTGGAATTTTGTATGAACAAGACGGACAAGTCAAACCAGAGCTAGTGCCTTTCAATAAAGACGGCTCATTTATAGCCGAAGGTGAACTCTGGCGGTAATATAGATTTACCAAGACCTGAGGCTCTGGTCTACTTTCCACCCTCAGGTTATCGTTATCAAATTGTTATAATTCAATGCTGTGTTTTGACACACCTTTGCCTTAATCTCATTTCAACGAAAGGGGCAATATGGAAAAAGAGTGGTATCCAATATCACACCTGTTAGCACACGCATATCACACTATGGATTATTACCACAGAACAAGATGCATATTTGAGAAATGCGATTGTGTTAACAAAATGCAACAGCTGCAAGAATTCTACGGACTATTTATAGGAGTCAACTAAATGGATTATCTAAAAAACTACATAGAAGTTAAAGATCGTATACAAATGTTTTACGACAAATTCCCAGAAGGCACTTTGCATTTTGAATACAAAGGAGTCCTGGAGTTTAATGGTGAAATTTATATTTATGGTAAAGCATTTGCGTATCCTGATCGCGACAAAATGAACTATGCAAGTGGTTGGGCTTGGGAACGTGTTCCAGCTCGAGGATTTGCTAAAGGCGCAGAGATGATGACCCTTGAAACAAGTGCTTGGGGTCGTGCTATTGCAGCTTTAGGTATTGCTGTTACAAAAGGTATTGCTAGCCGAGAGGAAGTGCAACGTAATATGAAGCCAGAAAATGACCCTTGGCAGACCCCACCAGATGCCCCTAGAAAGCCCGTAGAGGGCAAAATTAGCCGAGAAACCCCTGTTCAGGTATCTGGACAAGGGCAAGGCTTAGAAACTGACAGATTTGGCAATTACAGGGTTGCTACGGAGAAGCAAATAAACTTCTTGCATAGCCTTTGCAAACGGATCTATACTGACTGGGACAAAGACAAGCTACTGAAATATCTGCAATTCCTAAGTAAGGAACAGGAGTTTGCCAAGTTAGAATTCGCCCCATACACCATTGTCAAAAATCAATTAGATAATCAAGAATTGCTTTCAGACAATCTTGGTGCTTGGTTAAGCGCTTCTAGACTTCCGTCAGCTCATCAACAAGATGAGATGGCACAAGCAGATTGGAAGACAGACCAATTTTAGACATACTTTTGATGAACCCATATTTTAATGACGTTGAGCTACTACCAAGCGACTACCGGAAAATAGCCGTTTGTGAGTCGTCATTAAATCCAGAAGCTGTTAACAGGACAGGCAAATATCGTGGCTTGTTTCAATTTGATAACAGATCGTGGGAATATGTCGGGGGAACTGGTGACCCTGCCCAAGCATCTGTGCGTGAACAACTCCTACGCGCACAGATACTTGTTTCAAGGCAAGGATTTAACCGAGCATTTCCACAATGCGCAAAGATTATGGGAGTTGAATGACGTGGAAGTTTTACTAACTTTTGTTGGTGTGTTTCTGGTGTTACTCGCGTTGTATATGCGACAATAAGAGTAGGAAAGGGGGGCTAATGAAACCACAAGAAGTTT